AGCCCGTAACTAGTGGCGTGCGTAAATCTTTAGTAGCCTGGATAGAAGGACCGAAGTTTAGATGATTATAATAGTAGATAAAGTCTTTTACCCTACGACCTTAGAGACTATAAACAACAAAAACAATCACACTTATTTTAAGAAAGAAGAAGAACATGACAATGGGGTAGTTGCTAGACGGCTTATGTCTACAGCAGCTAATTATTTTAACTTTGAAAACCAAGTAGGTTATGACATTTGGTTTCATAGAAACGGTATGCCAGATTGGCACCAAGATAGAGACGAACAAACCTTTTTTAATACAGGGCAAAGTCACTTTCCTATATGCTCTATAGTTTTTTACCCGCATGTAAAAGAATTAGTAGGGGGTGAACTTATCTTTAAAAACAACATGCGTATAACACCAGTGTCAAATAGACTTGTCATGTTTGGTCCTGGGTTAGAACATAAAGTAACACCTATACAAAGTGGAGAAAGAGTATCTATGAATATAAACTCTTGGAACTATGACATAGAAGTAGCTACAGAATTTAATTAATGAAAAAATTTGTAATTAACCTAAAAAGTAGGCCTGAACGTAAACAACACTTTATAGATAAAAACCCAACCCTAGAAGACTATACATTTGTAGAAGCTGTAGATGGTTTAACACAGGATTTATCTGAATATAAAACTAGACCAGGGTGGATAGATCCATTTCAAAACAGAGGCATTGTTCCTACAGAAGTAGCTTGTTTCTTATCTCACAGAAAAATGTGGCAAAAATGTGTAGAGTTAGATGAGCCTATATATGTAATAGAAGACGATGCCATCATAAATGTAGAGAGATGGGACGAACCTTTTTATGACCATACAATAGGTTATTGGGACTTGTTGTACCTACAACGCAATGAAAACGAACCAGAGAACACTATAAAAGTATCTGATAAGCTAGAAAGACCTTGGTATCCATACAATACAACGGCGTATGTGATCTCCCCAAAAGGTGCACGAAAGCTGTTAAATACTAATATAATGGAAGAAGGTATAATACCAGTAGACGAGTATATACCTGAACAAATCAGAGAAGCTAGTCTCATGGCTCTTGCTTTACAAGAAGATTCTTGTAACCAAGCTACTAGAGATGTGCTACCCTCTGACATACGTAACGACAGGAGAGATATGACAATACACGTAGTAACGATAGGTACAGACGATAGCAAAATGAAAAAGCTATATGATTCTGCAGATAAACACGGCATAAAAATAGACAACTGGGGCGCAGGTGTTGAGTGGAGGGGCTCAGACATGACAGGTCCAGGTGGTGGTCAGAAAGTAAACATACTAAAACAGCATATACATCATCTTTCGGACACGGATATTTTACTCTTCACAGATTCGTACGATGTTTTTTATGCAGATAGCTTAGAAACAATCAAAGAAAGGTATTTAGACATGGGTCATAAAGTACTTTTTGCCGCAGAAGAAGTATGTTGGCCAGATCCTAGCCTAGGTAATCAGTTTCCTTCCGTACACACCAGATATAGATATCTTAACTCTGGTACGTTTATAGGTGAGGTAGGAGAGATAAAAAAGATACTAAACCACAACAACATAGAAGATCACCAAGATGACCAACTGTTTTACCAACAAGCATATTTAGAAGGTCTATATGATATTGGTCTTGACGTAGAAGCTTACATTTTCCAATGCCACGAACCTAATATAACTATGTTAGGCAACCAGTTACATAACCAAGAAACTACTTGTTGCCCTTGTATCTACCACGGTAATGGTGATGACTCTGCAAAAGATAACTTTGAACGTATCTACAAAGAGATGTACCCACAATACAACCTGTTTCATACACCTACTCACAACTATGAAGTCATAGAAAAAGACATGATATTAATAGATTTTATGTCAGAACATCAGTGTCAAAGGCTTATAGAAATAGCAGAGCAAAATGCAGAATGGAAAAGTCTACCTTTAGATACGTATCCTGCTCAAGAGATAAGACTAAAAGAACTTAACATCTACCAAGAACTAGAAGAACATTGGCAAAAACATGTCAAACCCATAATAGAACCTTATTGGAATCCTATGGTTGTAGAAGGCGTAAGAGATGCTTTTATGTTGAAGTATTCTACTAATTCACAAACAAAACTAGCGCTACACCATGACTCCTCGCACGTAACTGGTTCAGTAAAATTAAATAAAAACTACAAAGGTGGCGAGTTATTTTTTCCTAGGCAGAATATAAGTAACGCTGATATACCTGTAGGCAAACTGCTTTTATTCCCAGGGCAAGTTACGCATCCGCACGAATGTGTAGAGCTTACGGAGGGTACAAAGTACAGTTTGACTATATGGTCGCAAAGATACAAGGGTGATATACTCTAAGGATGTACACAGATAAAGTATTAACAGAAGCTGATATACACCTGTTATTTGCAGACGGAGACATAGAACGTTTATATTTAGGGTCTAAAGGTTTTTTTAATAAAGGCACCTACAATTACCCAGGCGTAGACTTTACAAAAGAAGAAATAGCTAATGCAGGCGATGTAAACCACATACAGTACTGGTATAACATGTGTTTAGATTACGCACTAACTAAACTAGCTTTCGGTATGTATAAAGACGGTTATTTAATTAATATTGCTTTAGGTTTTATTGAAGATAGCGCATGGCATTTGTGTAATACTTTAATAGGACCGGATATCGAAGGAACTAGGGCTTTTATGCGTGATCCTGAATATCACAACCTAAGAGGCAATACAGAGAAAGGTTTAGGTGCAACTATTGCTTATAGCTATTGCGATGTAGGATCCCCTATAAACGATACTTTTATGGCTTATAAAAATCATTTTGGTCCTATAGAAGAATGTAATGTAAAAAATTACAATACTATGACTCACCTCGGACAAGTTACACAAAACTATACTACTGGCGGACATGATTGGCCTGGGGTAAAATCTGATTACAGTATAGTATTTGAAAAATATTCTATGGAGTATTATTAATGTCTGGTTTTATAGATAAAACAAGTAATATTGATGCAGCTGAACTAGCAGCAGAATACCGTACGCCAGATCAAGGCGTGTCTGCTAAATCTAATAGTAATATTATTATCAATGATTATAGAAAGATGGCTCCTAGAAGAAATCAATCTGATACTCTAGGTCAAGCCGCAATAGTTCCTAGTGGTACTACGCAACAGTTTAGAGATTATGGAGGCACTTGTGGATTCGTTCCAAGTTCTAGAACTTACACTACTGGATCAAGTAAAGGGGCTACAAGTTATACGCATATTGGAGTAGCCACCAGCCAGGCGGATCAATACGTATCTGTAGATAGCAGCTCTGCTAGTCTAGGAAATTTTGGTTTAGGTAATAGTGGCGGTACTGGTGGACTTAGCTTGGCTAATGTAGCTAGTTTTCCTAGTAGCGCTAACTTTGTAGGTTTACTAAATCGGAATGTTACACTCGGCGGAGTCTCTTATCTTATAGCAACAGGGGCTAATGGCGCCTCTAATTGGACAACCTTACGCATACGAAACTTATATCCGGGCGGATCAACGAACTTTGGTGGCAGCTCAACGTTTTACAATGGTACAACACTTATTAACAGAAGCGACGGTTGGGCTTATACTACTTCAAGTGGTTTTCACATATGGAGCCGTAATTATGGCATAGGTACTAGTTATACCTCTATGGCTTTAGGGTTCCCATCAACTATAGAGATAACATGATAAATTTAAAAAACCCACCAGGGCTACCTCCTTGGTCAGAAATATCTAAAAAACGTAAAGTAGCTAGAGTATTCTTTATATTCTTGTTGCCTGTAAAGATACTACTTATGTTTATGGGGGTATCATTTGGTGTTACAGCGCTTTTTGGCCTATAATCCTTTTATGGCTACGGTTAAAGAAACATTGGCAAAAATTGAATCACACGAAAGAGAGTGTAATATTCGATACACTGCTATAGAGAAGCGCTTAGACAAAGGAGATGCTAAGTTTGACCGTATGGACACTAAGTTCACAACAATGATTATAGGCGTATACGTCCTTATCATTGGGTCTAGCTTTTTATAAGGAGGTACCTATGGCTAAAGCCGAAAGCAAATTACCGCAGTTAATCAACTTTGATGGTAAACAATACGATATAACCCAGATGACTGACCGAGTAGCTCAGCAATTTAACATGTTAGTTAGATTACAAAGTGAATGGCAAGACGCTGATTTTAACTTACGAAAGGTAGAAGCAGCACAAAAAACAACCGTAACGGAACTGCAAGTCTTTTTAAAAGAAGATAAAATTAAATCAGTAGACGACAGGATAATAACACCATGAACATAGAGCAATGCAAGGAAGAGATTAAAAGACATGAAGGCGAGGTCTTAGAGATATATGAGGATAGTTTAGGTTTTAAAACTCTTGGCATAGGACATTTATGCCAACCAGAAGACCCAGAGTATGATTGGGAAGTGGGTACTAAAGTATCACAGGAAGTTGTTGATCTGTATTATGAAGATGATTTTAACAAACATTTAGCAGAAGCTATACATGTGTTTGGCACAGACGAAGCTTTTTATAATTTACCAGAAAATATCCAACATGTTATAGTCAATATGTGCTTTAATCTAGGAGGAACTAGACTTTCTAAGTTCCGTAATATGTTAAAAGCATGTAGATCACATGATTGGAAACAAATGGCAGCTGAAATGGAAGACAGCAGATGGTTTAACCAAGTAGGAAGAAGGAGTCGAGAACTGCAAGAATCAGTTCT